ATGGCGAATATCCGAGCATGGCTGGACAAGGGAAACCTCTCCTCTGAGCGAATGCCCTTATTGCTCACAATATTGATACGACAAGCACGCCTAGAAAAATCACTCACTTATGGTGATGTTGCTTCCGAATTAGGAGTACATCACCGTACAATACCCGTAATAGCTGGTTATATTGGTCATACACTGGCAGAGATCGGCCGGATTAAAGCATGGAAAAGCAATCCTCCACCACCATTACACTCTTTAATTGTCAATGAAGTCACGAGACTGCCCGGCACAGGCATTGATGGCTTTATGCATACTGAATACATCAAGGCAGGTAGCAACGAGGATAAGCGAGCAATACTGAAAGCAGTATACTCCAAGGCAAAACACTACCCCAAATGGGAAGAACTATGCGAACTCCTTAAAATTCCCATGGATATGAGCAGCCTAGCTACTGCGGTTGAACAAGCACGTGAGTCGAAAGGCAGAGGTGGAGAAGGCCCTCACCATTTAGCCCTAAAAAACTACGTCTTAAACAATCCACATATAGTAGGGCTCAAGCAAAATAGCCCTACTGGATTACCCGAAGTTACAATAGCCTCGGGGGATATAATAGACATACTATTCAAGAGACAACACTTACATCTTGCTGTCGAAATAAAACCTCACCACGCAAGCGAAGGAGATATGCTGCGCGGCGTTTTCCAATGCCTCAAATATCAAACCATTCTTGCAGCCGAAGCAACAATCTCTAATTTCGATGTTAATATTGATACTTTACTCGTACTCGGTCGCCCAGCGACAGAGCAAGTCAAAAAAACTGCAAATGCCTTGAAAGTAAAAGTATTAGAAAACGTCAAAATACCCCAATCGAAACTTATTCGATTGGGGATATGACAAATTGTGCAACCATTATTTATGCGTACCAATCCAATTGAGCACTTTGATTACATTTTCATAGAGCATCACAGTGCCAATAAAAGTTCCGGCAATTCCAACGATCAGCCATTTGACGAGTTTACCAACCGTCCGCATGGCCATGACTAAACGCAAACCATCTTTCAGTGTTTCGATATCATCGCCACGGAGCTGAGAAAGAAACTCTTGCGTTTCATCTGGCAACTCATTGAACCGGTGTGCCGGACTTGCATTTGGATCCACAGCCATCACCAGCACCTCGCCTTTTTTCCATAGACATTATGACCAGCAACACCCTTGCCTGCGCTCTGGTCATTACTAGCCAGGTAGACCGCCGTTTCCGGCTTAACGCTGATCTTCTGCCAACCCGCGCAGTTGCTCGCACTGCTCTGGCAAGCCGCCAAGCTCAATACACAGAGCAATGTCATCCATATTGTCGATTGTCTCATTAATCCCTGCCCTGTTCTGGATTGCCTGCGTCACGGCCTGAGCGGCTTTCATTGCCGCCTGTTGCTTGCCATCATGTTGCCCGAGCGCATAAAAAAAGAGGCCTGAAATTGCCCCTCCGATTACCGCGCCAATGATGTGTTGAAAGCTGAGCCTCATCAAAGAGCCTCAATCAGTTTAGCGATCTTGGCTTTAATCGGTGGCATGGAATAAATTGCGTATCCGGCAAGACCGCCGACAATCACCACCGAAACCAATTGCACACGCCAATCCAGCAAACCAAGCGCCGGGAGTGCCGCAGCAGTCAGCCATGTCCAGAAGCGTTTCGATTTACCGACCGTCTCAGAGGTTTCCGGCACCGGCAGAACCTCATTGGCCGGCGCTTCAATGACCTGCTCAACACCATAACCTTCGGCAAGCAGCAGCTTATCGTAGTCACGGGCATAGCCTGCAATCAGATCGGCCTTATCCATCAGATTGACAATGCGCCGAGCATTACGGAAGTCAGACTTTTGCAAGGTGATATAATCGGACAGCTTCTTACCCGTGAACCAGCCCTCTTGCATACCAATGATGAGGATTGGTGCAGCATATTCCGGCTTTAACAGAAGTTGAGGATTATCCACGAAATCAACGCCAAGCGCCTTTCCAGCCTTCACATAGTTCTCGCGCCATGTGATCTGAACATATCCGCGCCCGATATAAGGCCAGTATTTCTTTGAACGAAGATATTTGTCACTGCCTCTCTCATTGATCGGCTTCATAGTGTGCGCCGTCTCATGATAAGCAGTCGCCAGCACATAGGCCATTTGATTGCGCAATAGTCCACGCTCTCGGCCCGCCTCAATCAAGAGGCGGGTGTCGCCAAGGTTCATATTCATAATCGTTCCTCTGGATAATAAAAAACCGCCTCAAGGGCGGTGCGACGTTCAGATTGTGCGAGACTTAAGCGGACGCTGCATTCCACATCACGTCAATCGCCTCAGGTGTGAGGCTGAACATTGCCCCGATCTCGTCAATCAACTGGTCAGTGCGCGTGAACTGTGTCGGGTACTTCCAAGCATTCATGGCTTTAGCGCGTTGTTTTTCATCTAGTATTTGCGCGATAGCTGCTGTTACCTGTTCCGGCATTATACCCGCATCAATCAGGGCATCACGGAACTGACGAGGGGTGAGTGCTGACATCAGCGCCCGTAGCTCTTCCGGTGTTGGTTCTGGTGCCGGGATATACGGGAGGATTTCTTGATCAGGATGATCTGTCAGCCACTGTGTAATCAATGGTGTTAGTGGGCCGTATGAGTCAGAGGCACGGTATGCTACGACTGAGCGTGTTCGGCCTTCCACCCCTGTGTAATCCATATCAATAAGCAGCGCATCATCAATGTCCGCCTGAACAGTAAAAACTGTATGTATTTCCATTACTCCACCCTCTCATATACGTAACGCTGATTACCTGCGGCAAGGTAACCAGACTGCCCCCTGCATCGCCAAAGGCCCGTTACTACTGCACCGGCAAGATTGGTCGTTGTATTTAGCACCTGTTTGTTTGTATGAAGCCGCAGAACGGTTGTAGTATTTAATTGTATGTCTTCAGCGGCATAGGCGATAGCCGTGTGCCCTATAGGGTAATTTAACTCGTCAGCGTTGCTGCCGGTATACACTCCTGCCTTCGCATTAAGCTCAGCCTGCCATTGCGCAGCCGTTTTATTACCAAGCCTCGCGCTGTCTGCGGCCTGAGCGCCAACGTCCAGCTTGCCATCCAAGGCGTTCTGCGTTGCTGTCGATACAGGTTTTGCTGCATCTGTGGTGTTAGCAACGTTTGCGAGTCCAACATCTTCCTTAGTTAAAACAACTGCGCCAACTCTACCGGCTACTGATGTAACAGTGTTTTTCTGAGCTCCGGATTCAATATTAAGGAGCTTTGCGGCTTCGTTCTGAGTGTAGCCTACATAGCCAGTGGCATATGCCAGAGCCAAAGTACCTGCACCAGCAATAGGAGACCCAGCGATCGCAAGCCCAGTCGGCACTGTCATTGCTACACTTGTAACGGTACCGGTATTGGCTGTGGCTCCGGCAGCGACACCTGCCAGTTTATTCGCCTCGGCGGTCGTGTACCCCTGATAGCCTGATGCATAACTAATCGTGATCGTGCCGCTTGTGGTGATTGTTCCTGTCGCAGATAAACCAGCTGGTACAGCAACCCCGACACTTGTTACCGTTCCTGTATTGGCTGTCGCTCCATTTGCCATGCCTGCAAGTCTGGTACGTTCGGTGTTGGTCATGATCTTGGCGGTAGCCGTCTCGACCATGTTGCCCATGCTAAAAGCATCGCCATTGACGCCAGTCGGGTCAAATATAGCTTTCGTCATATCGCCAAGGCCGGTTATTTCGAGCCACTCATAATCGTAGTCAGCGGCACTGCGCTTTACCAGAGCATACCCAACCGCTCCGCCCTTCATATTGGCGAACACGCCAAGCGCCTCGTCACGGTACTCCTTTGATTTCCCTGCTGCAGTTTCAGAGCGTGTTGCGGCATCTGGTGCAGCCTTGATCGCAGCCATGTTCTGCGAGGCATTTTGAATGTCGTCAATATTCAGGGCAACAATATCGATATTCGTTTTATTGCCTGCAACATTCACCACGCTTACGATATTTCGCGAGACGGTCTGAACATCTTCACCAATTGCCGCAACCGCCTGCACGGCAGCCTTGATATCGGCCACTTCTACGACTTCGGCGGCAATAACCGCAACAGCGGTAACTTTGCCCATATTATCAGCAACGATGACGACACGCGCCATATTACTGGCGACCGTATCAACCTCCGTGGCATGCGCGGAAACTACATTAATGTTGTTCGCATTACCTGCAACAGCATCAATATTGAGCTTGTTTCCAGCGACTGCATCAATGTTTGTTTTGCTACCTGCAACGGTGTCGATGTTGGTTTTGTTATCTGCAACGGCATTGATGTTTACGCGATCTCCTGCAACCGTCTGCACCTCTGCTGAAATGGATGAAACGCGCGATACATCCGTGTCGATAGCCGCAACTTTGCTTACGGCTGTATCAATCGCCGCGACTTTTGACACTGCAGCGTCAATGACAGCAACTTTATTTACGTTGCCAATATTGCCCGCAACCGTGCCAATATTGGCCTTGTCCGAAATAACTGCCTGAATTTCAGGGCGCATTTCAATGACGGTTGTCAGGTCTCCTGAGATTTGATCGATAGCCTCAAGCGTCGTATCTTTAGCGGCAACAGCCTCCTCTGCCGCTTTCTGAGCGCTGGCAATCCCCTCATCCAGCTCCCGAACGGTCTTGGACGACGAAATGATAGCCTTGCCCTGTTCGTCCCATCCAAGAAGCTTTTCAGGAGCCGGCGGTGATAGACGGTAGCCTTCCTTGTTGTCCGTTCGGACTGCACTGCGGGCAAGTACGTCTGTGTCCTGCAAAGCCATAGTCAGTCGATCAAGCTGTAACTCCACAGCCTTCGCGTCATTACGCTGATTGTTGTCCAGATCGACAGTCTGCTTGGCCTGCGTTTTGCGGTACCGGACAACCTTCACTCCAACCGGTGGCGCGACAGTGAAGACGATAGAGCCGCCATTAGGCCAAGACGAACCGGCGATAGTATAATCAATGTTCAGACCTTTGATTGTATCTGCATGGCCTTTTCGAAAGGCAACGACAATCTCATCCTTTTGCATGAACCGGCGCGGGTATGAGAACTCTTTTGTAACGCCGTCTCCATCGGAGATGAATTCAAGCTGGTCAGGGACTGGAACGGTCATGCTTTGCTCCAAATAAAAAAGCCCCGCGCAATGCAGGGCCTTGAAGGGTTTATAAGTATATGGGTAAATCCCTCAAATTGATTCTTAGGGGGCATTTGTGGATTACAATTTAAATGAGTTTCTTGAAGAGTACGATCACCTCACCAAACAAGTACAAGATAACGGCCACAAGGAATTAATCTACAATCTGAACAAGTGGCTCGACTTTTTAAGGTCATCGAATAAAAACATTAGATGGTATCTGACGTCTCTAGCAACAAGGGTAGATAAAGAATATTTATTGAATGACGTCTTCCCAGATAAACTCACTTCAAAGATAAAATTTAATATTCCAGATGATAAATATGATAGATTATCTGCTTATCTTATGTTTTTTTTTAAACATAGAAACTGAAAAATACGACTATATAAAATTTTTATTTGAATTCTACTATAACGAAAAAATTGAAATTAGCTACAATCAGATGATTGATGAAATATTCAACCCTTTCGCACTAGAGCTTCGTGCAAATTTAGCTTCATTTCTCGAAAACAACACAACAGAATCGGTAAAAACAACATTCTCACACAATATTCCAGCTTCCAATCGCTTCGTCACAATTAACCACAATTCACCTCAGTTCGGTGAAATAGGCGATCTCCTTAAATCCATTGAAGAAGATATTCGCGGAATAAACAGTATAGACCAAGAAACAAAAGAAGTTGCGTTAGGCGAACTGCGTGCCACCAAATCAATTCTCGATGCGCCCGCAGTTCGCGATGATGTAATTCAGAATTTCCTTATTCCTAGTTTGAAGTGGATTGCGGTGAAGTTTGCCGAATATGGGGTCAATGGTCTAATAGGGAAGCTTGTTGCCGCTATCCGTCTATTTTTCGGCTTATGAAAAAGCGCCCGTAGGGCGCCCTTTTATGTGTGTTTGCAGATAATAAAGGCTGCTTTTGTATGGTGATTTACGTGGCAGTTCCACGTTCCACCATGTAGCTTTTGTAGTGTATCCCGTAGCAAGCCAGCATGATAATCGCATAGTTCTTCAAGTGTCATGGTCTGGCTTGGCGTTGCAGATAGAGCCAATGCCGGTGCGGCAATTACAGCACCAGCAATCGGCGCAGCGCGAAGGAAAGAGCGACGGTTCATGCGGCCCTCCCTGTCAGATCAAGTATTTGAACTACTTTGAAGTCACGACGCAATGTGTCAGCTTCTTCTCGTGCCACTTTATGGCTTTCACCATCCCACATTCCGCACCGCATACCATCCTTGCTAACCACATCAACATAATATCGATGTTGCCCAACAAGCTCCGGCGCATCACGAGTACCGTTCTCATCTGTAACCGTAGCAGAATGAACCAAGCCGCCGATGATCTCAATATGACTATATTCGTGCATCATCACGCCACCATTGTCTTTCTGGCGATACGGAAGCGCCCCTCAATAAATGGATGAGTGAACATGAATGGCGTCACCGGCTCACACTCATCAACGAACCGATCAAAAGTTTTCGTAATATCCTTTGTCCAATATACCGCGTATGGAACGCCGCCAGCGTCAACATGATCATTTCGCACCATACCCGCAGGTTTCGGCGCGTAGGGTGATTGCCTCATAACCTCATCAACGATGTTAGCAGAAAGTCCATATATGCGGTTGAGGCGCTGACGAGCATGGGTAATTCCCTCCGCATTTGATGGGCGTGACGGCATGATCGTTTGTGCCGTAGCAACCCTTTCAACTTTTGCCTCGAGATGAGCTATCGCCTTCGCATGAACAACTTGGGTGCGTTCTGTATTTGCAATCATCTGAAAAGCGTTGGCGAAAGCTTCTGCTGTTGTTGGGATTGCGACCGGTTGTTGATTTTTATGCTGCTGCCAATAGTCCACAAGCTTGGCTGTGAACTCAGGCGAAAGCTGCGCGACGATAACATAGCTATCGCGTTCACCAACACGATAAACTTGGGTTAGGCGGGAACGTCCCATTGCATCGGTCGATTGTTCATCCTCAATTTGAGGACGGATAATTACCCCCTGCTCTGCAAGTGTCTCAATGGTGCGCTTCACATTATCGTGGCGCTTATTAACCACCTCGGCAATTTCCAAGCTGGTCATTGTTTCAGGCATTCCACCTGATAATTGCATTTTCTGGTGAGGCGTGATAATTTCCATCACATAATCCTTTTTTGTATTTGGATTGTTTGGGAGCGAAGTCGGTTTACTAGGCCGTGACTTCGCTCTTTTCATTTGCGTCATACGCGCTCTTAAGCTGATGAATAATTTCGGCGTTCATACTCCTGTGATTTCTAGCCGCTTCAACTTTAATGCGATCACGCATACCATCTGGTAAGCGTATCTGCATTTGATCCTGTCTTTGACTTGGGTACATTACCTCTCCACTCCATTTAGTAGCGAATCGCTATCTTTATATTGATAGCGATTCGCGATGATTGATGCAAGCGTAAATAGTATGTAATCGCTACTATTGTTAAAGGGGCGCTCTCATGACCAAAAAAATCTACCCAAGTGACAAGCAAGAGCAGTTTATGGTTCGTTTTCCCGATGGGCTGCGCGACCGCATCCGAGTAGCTGCAGAGAAGAACAACCGCTCAATGAATGCTGAGATTGTTTCTCGGCTAGAAGCCAGCTTTGCGCCGACGCCTAGAGACAATATTGAAAAGCTCCCGATAAAGACGCAACTGCAAATTAGAGAGTTTGTTAACTTTCTAACAAGCGAACTCATAGCGTCGAATTTTGACGATGATCATGAAAAGCGCCCTGCCCCCACCAAGGCCGACGAATAATATTCTTTTTAATGTTCGATTCTCAGTGAAGCCCCATATTGCAAAGTTTGCACCACGTATTGCAAGACCGCAAAAAAGACGAAACACCCACTACTGGCTATAGTAGCCAATAACTAGCTGTTTTTATTTATTTATTTTAAACATCAAGTATCCCCAACATATGCACTACACACAGCTAACATAGTCAGATGCAGGTCATCTCATCTATGATTTACCACTCACCCTCGACATTTCCCCCAAGTTTTGCAACATGAGGGAAACGGGGGGGGGTGTGATGAATAAGACTGTTGGCGTTCTGCTCTTTACTATTTTTGCGACTACGTCTGTTCAAGCGACTGCGGATGAAAGGTGGCAAAGTGGCTTTGGGCAAGGAATTTTGGAGTATTGGGTCAAAAACAAAAGTAACGACACCTTTATGCTTACTTGTGACGTTGGCAGCGCGGCAGCGGATGGGCCGGGGGCGATGATTTCTATTAATAAAAAAGACCCACCCGCTCAATCTACTGTTACAATACGCACTCAAGGCAAGAATTATCAGCTATTCTTTGATAAATCAGGGAAGTTGAATACAGATTGTCATTCCTGCGCTGATAATTGGGTTCATCTTTGGTCTGCTATTAGACGCGGAAAAACTATGAAGGTCACTTACCCCCATGGAGAGGCGGCCACATTTAGTCTGCAAGGGGCAAGCAAGGCATTACCTAAAAAAGCGTGCACCCCTCAATTTTATAATTAAATTCAAGGCACCTCAATGAACTTAATCATTGCAACACTGATAGCACAGACGCTTGATCCAATTAGGATTGTTGTGGTCGCAATATTTATGCTTCTCATCAGATTAATATTTTCACCATCTAGATGGCTCGTGCCAACACTACTCATGATACCGTGTGTATCTGCACTCTTAGTGACCGCGCTTGAAATGATAAAACCTACACAAAGCTCTTTACCTGAGATGTCTTTTAGATTTTTTATCGGACTTATATCGTCAGGGATTATTGTTCTGTTTTTCAGGATTATAACACGCCCATTCCGCTACTAGCGCTTAACCGAATCCTCAAGCCCAATGATATCGCCCGTTGCATCCTCAACCTGATTTAACAGACCTCTGATATAAAATAGGTTTTGAAACGGCATTAGGCCTCTGACCTTATGCAAATCTGACTTTGATGTATCGCCCGCAAAAATGGACCCTGATACTTGGAATATGTCTGAGATTGCATCCGGTGTTGGGCCGAGAAATGCGCCAACCACATTACGCGATTGGTAGCGGCTCATCTGCTCGCCGGTTACTCCTGACAAACCCACGCGGCCACGGCTGGCCTTTTCCGCTACGTTGTTCACGTCCATCATCCAACCAGCAAGACCAGACCAGTCAAAAGCATTGGTTGCCCAGACCGCCGGATTGTCAGATAGATCCTTTCCGGCAGATAACTGTTTAGCCATATAGGTCATCGCACCAAGCGACAGAGCTACAACCACACCAGCCAGCGCATCAGCATCACGCTGCTGAATCGCTGAAAGAGTGATCTTCTGCATAGCCGAGACATTAAAGCTCTTAAACTGGCCGATTGTTTTGCCGAGTTCCGAGCTCATCCAGAGCGGTTTATCCTGCCCCGGTGTTACAATGATGCGATCAACATCGCGCACCACAGCAGTACGGAAGGCCTCACGCGCTAACCGGTCATCCCAATCTGCGGCCTTGGCAAGAAATACACCATCTTGAGTTTCACCATATTTCTGAAACTGCTTATGAATGCGCTCGGCCAGATCGGTATTGATCCCTGCCGCGCCAAGCTTCCGGATTTCTTTCGCTGTGGCCGTACCTTTGGCAACCGCCTCGGCAGAACGCAGCATATTGGTCATGACGATCATGCCGCTGAATTGCTTCATTGCAGCATTCCATGGGGCCATAAGAGACACCACACCAAATCGTGTTCCGGCAGACTTGACGGCGCGTTCAAACTTGCTTCCGCGCCCAAAATCATCACCTATCTCTGCCATAGACATAGCACGACTGTCGAGCACCATATCAAGTGCTGTACCTGCAGCTTTCACCTCTTGCCCGGCCATTTTCACGGCCTTCATATTTGAAACGAGCGGTGCAAATCCATCGCGGAACGTAGAAGTCAGGCCATGTTTGAAAATGATACCTGCCATATCTGGGAAGGCTGAGAGCGTCATACCGCCAAGCAGACGGAGATAATTCAAGTTACGAGCCACACGACCGGCGCGGAGCACGATACCATCAGGATTAGACGGCAAGGCATACTGACCGCGAATGCGATCGCGCATGCCTTCAATGTCTCGCACAGCACCCTTACGGGCTTTTTCAAGTCGTGCGCGTTCTTTGGCCTTTGCCTCAGGCGCAGCAGCCTTCCCTTCCTTATCAAGCATGCCGTCAACTGCGGCAATCTTACGATTTGCCTCGTCATTAATCTTGCGGATTTGTTCAGCCATATCTGGTGAGCCGAACTTATTGGTAAGCTCAATATCCGCAGACATAGTACGCACCTGAGCATGGAGCACCTCCTCAATATCAGTGTTGAGGAACTCCTGTATCTTCTTGCTTTCAATGCGCAGAAGACGCTCTTTCAATGGGCCGCGTGGCCCCGAAACAATGCTATCATAAGGGATGCGGCCATCAACATTGCCGAGGATAGTATCAATCGTTTGCTCAACAATATCTTTGATTTCTTCATCTGACAGGCGAGCAAATTCATCTGCTTTCTTCGCTGCAGCATCTGCTTTTGCGTTGGCTTGTTTTGCAACTCTTTCAGCATCGCCAATTCGAGCTGCGGCATCGCGCTTCGACACAAAGTAATCGTTCAGGATGCGCCCAAAGTCTGAACGATAAGCAGAGATTTTATCTTTGTTGTACATGCGAAACAGGTGCGACACATCACCAGCTACTGTAATATCCTCTGGCAATAGACGTGCTTCAATGGCAGCCCGTTTCATCGCATCATCGATCTGACGATAGATTTTTGCTGCTTCTACCACCTCTGGTATTGCGTGGGCATCACCGCTAAACGCTGCCCGCCCAACTTCCTCTTTGAACTGCTTGAAGGTCAGTTTATCGCCACCGGTTAAGCGCTGCATTTCTGAGCGCATAGGAGCGAGGCGACGCTGCCAGCCTGACGGGTCAGGTGTGTTGTGGAAATATTTCGCATAAGACGTGTCAATCTGTTGCAGGGTATCTGCAAGCGGCGCGTTCCACATCTTCATGCGAGTTTCAACCGAGCCGCCGATTTCTGTTGCTACGCCCTGAGCATTGGCCGCGTACTCAAGCGGGGTTTCTGCCAACTGACGCGCAGTCGTTCTTGCCTCATCAAAGTCAGAAAGTTGCGAGCGGATGAGCGGATCTTGAGAACGAACTCCCCAAAACTTTTTGATTAAGGCCTCATCCTTGATTGCGGTAGGCCCCTTATTGACCGCTGCAGCACCGGCAGACTGAGCGCCACCACCACCAAACACAGCCATATCAGCTTCTGCGAATGCTATATTCTGCCCCTCAATCTTGCGGCTAAGGGCAGATGCCTCTGCATTGGATAGATAGCGCCCAACAAGCGCACCAAGAGCTCCACCAAGCAGAACCGAGCCGCCGACATTGAAAACAGTTTCTTCGCCGGTTCTCGTCTGCTGTGTCAGTTGCAAACCAGCCTCTGACACACTGGCATCGATACCGGCACCAACGCCGACCCGTGCAGCCATACCCAGAGTTGTACGAGCGCCAGCACTCACCACGCCACCGCCCAACGAGAAAACAGTTGGCGCATCAAGTGCACTGGCACCAATGGAGGCTATAATGCCAAACACACCTGCAGCATCTCTTGTTCGGCGATCTGCTTCTTCTTGTTTGATCTTGAGCTTTAAAGCATCAGCTGCAGGCTTATTGAATACACCCGCAAACCTTTCAACATATTGAGAAAAATCGGGATCATCTTTCACATAATCGACAGAGTTAAACCCCTCCTCGATACGATACGGGTCTTGAATGCCTCTCGAAGCTAGATATGAGCCAATCATATTGTCAGAACGGAAAGCCGCAGCCAGCGTCTCTCCGATAGAAGGGTCTTGTGGGCGCTCCACTGGTGCAATATTTTGCAGGTCTGCTACTGCTACATTCGGTTCATAGAACGGCATTAATTACCTCCTCCGTCCAGTATTCCGCTATCTTGTGCATTTTTGAATAGTTGCGACCGATTATCTTTCAGATCGCCCTTTATTGTGGGCGTTTCTGTAGTTGGAGGTGATGCGAACTGAACAGGCTCAGTTATTGGAGTTACCTGCTGCGCCTCAGGATTATCCCAAGCAGAGCCAGCACCCATTGGTATTTCGCCACCGGAGATATACTCGCCGATACCGTGTCCGATTTTTTGATAATCGTAAGCTCTCTCAACTCTTTGCTCTTGAGCTTTTTTGACATTCGCCAGATCAGGCTTCCATTGTTTTTCATAGAATGGCGACTGGTAGAAACCGGTCTCATCCTTGAATAAAACTTTGTACCCTGGAAGCTGATTTTGCTTCTTTTCTGCGTCTGTCTTTTCTGTAGAAACAAAAGCCACGCGGCTCATGATGTTATCACGAACCATTTTCCGATATTCGGAAAGACCGCTTTCGTCAGCAATGAAAACCTCTCTGCCATTGACTTTCCCCCTGTATGAATTGCCGCTACTATCCTTTGTCGGGTTAAGCGACACATCATCAGGAAAGGCTGTTGCCAGATCATTTACGAGCTGATCTTTGATGTATCCATATGGGTCACTAGGAGACCACATCGCGGGCCAGATTTTGTCGGGCGGGTTCTTCATCACGGTTGGCGTACCCGTGATATCTGTAACACCATAAAGTCGCTTCATTTCTTGCTCTGCTCGACTTTTTGCGAGTTCCGCATTGCCACTTGTTGCGTAGAACTCTTTCTCCGCAATAGCTAAATAATCTGCAGAAATTCCAAACCCTTGCTGCTCTGTAAAACCAATATTCGGCCTTCCTAGGCGCGTCCAACCTTCATTGAACATTGAAGCAAGGTTGACGCCCTCAAGTGACTTACGGAACTCTTTCGCAGCCGGTTCAAGCGCCTTACGGTCACGTACTTTGCTAGGGTCGTTATCTTCTGCAATTCGTCTAGCTGCGTCCTCAGGCTTCATATCCAATCTATTCACATAATGCTCGAAATCATCGACTTTACGCTGGATTGCATCGCCGCCTGTGCCCCGCCCCAGAGACGAGGGGTTTATTTGGTTGAAACGAGAAGCTTGCTGCAAGGCTGCAAGAACCTCAGCTGCTATTTGACTTTCTGCACCAGCTCGTAACTGGTTCAACATTGGTTGCGGCACGTAGCCACTCTGACGCACTTGGCTTTCAGTAAAGTTCCGCAGGTCATCTGAGGATAAGTTACCTTTTGCAAAACTAAATGCATTGTCGGCACGTTTCTGAAATTCGGACGCATATGGGTCACCTGAAAAATTTCCGTTTAGGATCGATGCAACGTCCGCTTGTGTTTGCTGCGTCTTTTTATATTCCGTACGAAACTGCGTAATTCTCTCTGCTCTTTGACCTAAATCAAGATAAGGATTATTGGCTATGTCCTGTTCAGACGTAATGGTGCCTTGAACAATCCCGAACCGAATGCGGTCATTTTCCTGATTTGATCTTGCTGTCCATTCGGCATTGCGCTTGGCGATGCCTGTATTCGCAGCCGCCATAGCCTCGTCGTACAACTTCAACCTGTCATCAAGTGACATTTGATTGAACCGAGAGTCTACAGGAACACTAAACGAGTTCTTGTTTCCCATTTTGCCGGTCGCCCATGCCGCGACTTCCGATGCAGATTTACCTCTCAAGAAGCCATTCGCCTGAACAACTTGCGGGCCAACGATATTTTCAATTGGCGTAGATGGATCAGCTTTGAGAACCTGTACAGCGCCGCGTGGTCCTAGGAAGTGCGCCAGATAGATATTGCCGGCCGTTTGTTCAATGCCTTGGTTAGCGAGGAATTGCGCATTTTCAAGCGTATAGGCGCGGGTCATTTGCCGCCCAAGCTGAGGGTCGGTTTTCAGCTTCAAAAGCTCTTGATTGCTGCGCCCCTCTGCAATGTCTGGACGGTTCTTACGAACGGTCGCAATCCATGTGCTATCAATAAACTGCCCAAGCCCTGAAGCTGATGAGTTTGGGTTTTTTGCATCTGCCCGACCGCTACTCTCTACCCCGATAATCTGGTTAACTACAGCGTCAACGGGAGAACCGCGAAGACCACCGATACCAAGTCTACCGGACAAATCTGCCACCGCATTAGGGTCTTGAGCGGCACGAGCTTTGATATTATCGCCTACGCCAGCAGCTAATAATTTCTCAGCATCCTTTTTAGCCTGCTCCCGCTCCGATTTAGATAGTCCCGGAGCGGCATCGATATAATCAATGATGTTTTTCTTGGCGTCGGCGTAGCTATCTGGATTGTTCGCAATGTCGATTTGAAGTTTCTGAGCGCGTTCAGTGATGTTGGTCGCCGACCAGTCATGCATCATTCCTGCCTGCTGACCTGCCGCAAAATGATTAACGGCCACATTGCCTGTCAGGAGAAGCTCTGAATATTTCGGCTTTAGAAAATCCGGTACATTACGAATGAACTCAGTGGCATTTTCATGGTAGTTTTTTACGGTTGCTTCGGTCAGCCCTTGGCCTGATGGATCAGTACCTTCTTTGATTTTGATGAAGTCAGCTTTGCGATCAGCCTGAAACCGCTCATACTCTTGATCGGTTTTGAACTCGCTGAGTTGCTTTTCCATCTGTAAGCGGCGCATTTGCATCTGGTTTTGCATATCTGCGTGATTGCCGATTGCGTTACCAACCTGCGCCAAACCCTGCCCAATGCTACTATCAATACGCGTATCAGGGATGCCGCCGATATCAATTGACCGGCTGGCTTCGAGGGGACGAATTACGACCATCAGAACATACCTGTGATTGCTCCGCTCTTGGCGCGGCTGTATTGTGTGTAAGGATTGGTAATCATAGTGCGCTGCTGGTTCGTTTGGCTGATGCCTGTGAAAGCATTCCCCCCTGTAGCCAGCGCTCCGAGATAGCCGCCTGTCATTGCGCTTTTAGCGTTTGAGCGGGCTAGACTGGACTGGAAGCGGTAATTGTCACTCTGTACTTGTGCGCCATATCGGATAGCCTGCTCGTCAAGACTGGCCTCTGTTGCGCTGTCGAGCAGTGTGTCCGTTGCAGAACCAGAAAGGGCAATACCGCTTGAAAGGTACTGCCCTCGCATTGAAGCTAATTGCCGGTCGTTAGAGCGCCCTTGTATGGTAGCGTCGTAATTCCCCTTCTCGAATGCCATCTGCGCTTGCCGGTCGGCATATGCGGCCTGTGACTTGTATGATGCAGATTGAGCCTGTGCTCCTGCAATCTGACCAGCCATGGACACGCCAGCGCCGATCAGTGTCATAGAAATTGGGTCAAAACACATTAAGGGGCACTTTCAAGTTGCAGTACCAATGAACGAATAAGAAGCGGAAGCGGTTCATCAGTTTCCATGATCAGCTTGCCGTCACCATCCAGCCAAGAACTATCAAGATCAGCCGGAACAAACCCGGTTCGCAGTTCAATGGCTGCGCCAAATAAGCTATCGCCGGTTTTCATGAGCTGCTCACGGATAGGCGGTTGCCATGTGTCTGAACCGAATGAACCGACTTTTATTGTGCCAGAATTCAGCACATCGACATTGGCACCCATGATTTTGCGATTGCGCCCAAACAATGAGCCATCTTGCTGCGGCCCCGCTACCGGTTGCGTTACTGCTCGGCTTCGATATGGCAGGCCGATGCTGATTTTGCTGGCTGCATATGGAAGCGTAACGCTCCCGCCCGTTACGATAAGATCACGCACAACGTTGCCATCAGCCAGTGCAATCACGGCCTCGCCCTCTAAGTGGCTGAGAGAGGTGATTGTCTGAATTGGCACTCCGGAATATTGCAAGCCGCAATCGACATGGAGTGCATCTTCAACGCGATCAATGTCACCATCAAACGGGCGGTCGAGAACCTCAATGTATCGCTTTGTCTGGCCGTTTATAGTGCGGCGAACTACCATGTATAGATCATCATAGCCGACATCTTCACTCGGAACGACAGCAACACTCTCGACCGCCCCGCCCGAAATCTCGTGTCGTGCGAAGCCAACAATCCTTTGCTCTCGGTCGTACGCCACAGAGACAAGCGAACCGTCACCAACGGCACAATAAATCTGCGGGTCTGGCCGCTCACAAAACGCCCAGTCAACGATGCCGGATTTAAACAGGTGCTCGCCGATAAGAGAGAGTTCGGGAGCCACATATCGGTTCTGATCGCCAAGAACCAGTTCGCGAATTTTCGTAGCGCCAGAGCCGGCATAAAGCGTGACCCCGCCAATTGATAAAGGGTCTAATGCAGCTGCACCGCTTGTCGGCCCTTTGCGTTGTGTGATGTTGATAGCAGAAAACGACTTATTCAGATCAGACGGGCCAACAGATCGGATTTGACCGGCAGAACCTGTGACCAAATCCTCATCATCTGCAAGCCACAGGATTTCATTCTGATTGGATGATAGAAGCGTAATCGCCAATCCATCGGTTTCAACCTTTGGATCGCTCACGCCATAATCTTCGAACTGCCCTTGCTTTGAGCCAAAGACGGTTACAGGTTGGCTGTTTGTTCGCCCCCACATCAACCGTTCATTGAACAGGCGAACGCTTGCAGGCCACCCGGAGGCTTCTGAAAAGGCTCCCATCCGCCACAATGAAATCGGTGATAGATTAAGGAGCTTTTGCCCATATAACCGCACCATGACCTGCGTAGGCGAGACATAAGATGCGATCTTTACCCACATCCATTTTGATGACGGACCCATGATGCGAATAGTTCGCCCAACGTCTGACGGCTTAAAACCTTCACCGTTATTAATACCATTTGTAGAGGATGCGGTTAATACAGTTGGAATTTGATCGGCACCATATCTGTGAAAGCCGTAGCCTCCAGTCCATATGCCATTGTCCCCCTCATAGGTATTTTGTGTACCAAAGAAGCTCATTCGATACTTAGTGAACGCTCGTTTATTCTGTGTTTCAAAATAATAACGTTGACGGATTTGCCAGCCACGCTGCCCTTCGACAGTGTCAATTACAACCCATTGAGAGCCATCCCATCCGGACAAATCCCAGCCATTTGGCGCATGCCCGGGGTCCCTATCTGGTGCGCCAAGCCAATAGTTATCCAGCACTTGAGGAGTAGCCAAATTAATTTGGTACCAGCCCGCATCTGATGGCCCTCCGCTTTCTGTACTTTGAATGATAATGCCGCCATCACCGGATGGTTTTAGTGTTGTCTCGGCATCATCGGCGTCCATGTACGGGCCGTCGGTAAATTCACAATTTTCTATCGACCAATTGACATCACTAAGCCGCTTCAATTTTTGTGGAGCATAATTTTTATGTGCAAGATATCCGACATCATTGAACTGGTCATAGCTTATGCTCGACAAGTCTAGTGCGTTATAACAATGCTCAATAGTGTAAGGTGCGCCGTCTGAAACCAGTTGCTGTCGTTCAGATATAAAGCGCAATGTTTTGTTGCCATTGAAGGCGAGAACATAGGACTGCTCCTCTGAAAACTTAAACGGCAACAGGCGCGTTTTCTGGCTGCTGTCTGCTACCTCAGCAATGAACTGTGTGCCAGACCGGCGGCGCAGACCGCCATGCGTCAGGACATTAAAGTTAACACAGTAAGACAGCGACGACTGCCAGAAGTCCACGTCAGAGCGCGAACCAAGCAGTGGCGTTGTCCAGCCCTTATCAAATGTTGCTTGGTGCGCGTAATAAGCCATCAGCGTTGTTCAACCCATTCATTATCCGCAGCGCGTGGGCTAGTGCCTTCAATGGCATTTACCCGCCATGCTGCGTTGATTGCCTCTTGGTGCAAGCCTTGCGCGACCTGCACATATGAAATCTTTCCGGTGACGAAATGACCGCACTTCATCGCCAGATAAGAGGCAAGCGCCTCAATAAATACCGCAGGATACCGGTCGTAATCTTCTGTTCGTGCCAGATAGCGAACCAGTAAAGACGCCGGAGCATTAGTCAGTATGTGCTGGCCTTCAATCTCATGCTGGATTGGAGAGCCTTCACTGTTGCCGCCCGCTGTTAACGGCAGCACCCGCAAACAATCAGATGGAACTGTGAAGCGGTTAAGCCAGCCAAAGGCAGGCGCTTCGCTATCCTTGGTCAACATCGCCCGTTTGAGCGCGAAATTCCAATCATAGCGAGCCAGCAGGCTATCGCGTGACACATCAAAATTGCGCTTCATCCAGCGGACAATAGACCGGTCATCACGCTCGAGGTTGGTAATCTCGGCCTCTTTCATAATATCAAGGGCGAGATTGCAGATATCGGTTGGCGTCATGCACCCTCACCTTCCTCAGGCTCAGGCGCAGGAGGCGGTGTTTCCTCCTGCTGCTCACGGCGTTGCTTCTGCTTTTTTAGGTAAAACCACGCTTTAGGCGGGCTATAAGCTGCCATAACAGTCACCCATTGATCGGAGGACGCAACGCTTTTTGGGTGCGTTTACCGTCTGGACGATGCTTATTAAGGACGCCAAATACTGCTTTGCTGGCTGCATTTGCCGCCTGCTCATTAATCTCCCGCATTGACTGATCAATCGCCTGCTGCTCAAGGTTCAATTCATGCAGAGATTTAGGCGCAGCTTCTGTTTCAGTTGCAATTTCAACCTCAGTGCCAGCATCCTGATTGTTCTCTTTTTCTTCACTCATTGCCTTCTCCTGAAAAGAGAAAGAGGGCCGAAGCCCTCAATCATTAACCGTTGGTGATAAGGAAGCTGATCGGAACCTGCTTGCGCTCTGGATAGACACGCGTCCAATTGGCAGGATCGGCAAGTTCGGCAGTGGTTGGAAACTCACCGGCCACTGAAGCGTCATTCCACTTGATGCCATAAGGATGCAGTGCAAACTGACGGCGAGTGTAGAGAATATCACCGCCAACGCCGTTACCCTGATCAGGTTTGCGATCAACCTCGATATTCGGACTGGTTGACATCGGCTGCTCATTGAAGGCGATCGCCTCATTGCCGAGCAGATAGGTGACATACTTTGTCGACCCCGAACCGGTAATGATTTTTGCAGTGTCAGACACCACAACACGGTAGCCGAGATATGTCGGGAACTGCACCTCACCACGAGCATCAGGGATGAAGTCAATCAGGTTCTGCTTCTGCAAGCGAGTGAAGATTGCCGAGTGCATGATCAGGGTTGACAAGGCCTCTGCCGCATCACCCATTGTCTGCTTGGTATCAAGGATAGACTCGGCAGAGATAAGGTTTGCCGCGGCAGGCGTACCGGTGGCAAGGCTGATATCCTTGACCATATCGCCGGAGTTGTTCGCCACGTTGCTCAGATAAACACCGTGCAGTGTCGCTACGAGCAGAGTATTGAAGTTGCGCGTCCACCAGTCAGCAACCAGATTGCCGATTGCCTTCATTGGATCATCGCCAGCCAACACGCCGGAAAGACGCATGGATGACCATGACTTAGTGCGCACCTGTCGGGCAGCCACGTCTTTTCCAGACTGAATTTTGCCTGGTACGCTCAACTGCGTCGGATCATCCGAACCAACATCGGAATCAACATCGGTTAGATCGCGCCAGAACGGGACATTGGCAGTCTTGCCACCGCCAGCAAGAAAACTGGTCAGGTTAGCGTCGCTACGCAGAATGCCGGACTGAAAAATAGCGCCGCGCTCTTTTGTGCGCTGGATCATGTACGGATAAAATACCTCCGGCACGATCACGTCAGAAATACGGGTAGTAGCCATCTAAAAACCTTTCTGGATGGTCGCCGCGTCACAGCCCGTAGTCAGCAGGGTTAAGACCTGCCGAACGGATCATAGATTTGGCCTTTGCCGGATCGGAACGAATGAGCGATCCCTGCTGTGTCAGGTTAAAATTTTCGGCGGAGAATGGATTGTTGACTGTGCCGTTGGCATTGGTTGCCACGCTGTCTTCTGCGTACATTTCCTTGCCAACCTTCGCCAAAGCGAACGCCAGCTTGGAGCTGAGTACGGAGCCTTCCGGCGACAATGCACCAAGACGGGTTAGTTCGTCCTTCATACCAAGCTGACCGATAGCCCTGCTCGCATATTCCAGATTTTTCTTGTATCCGTCTGTGTCGGGGTCGCCCCATTGATTGACGATCTCGCGGTGTGTGTCGCCTTCAAGCTTTGCAGCATTCTCACGCATGGCAGTAAAGCCGCCAGCCTGATGAGCCACAAATTTGTCATGCAGCACCTGAGCCTGTCGCGGGGAAAGCCCTGCCTCATGCGCCCAGTTACGAAACTCCAGTGCGCTATTCTCATCGTATGGGAAATCCTGCGGAACAGTTTCTGTATTGAGCGCCAGCTCATATTTATCTGCCGTATCAGGGCGACCGAGCTTGCCGTAGAACGCATTCCATTCATCTGCCGATGCATCCGCACCTGGCACGGTCAGGTTCTTGCTCAAGTGGCTTTCAAGCTCACGATACGAACGGATCGCATCATCAGGTGATTTCCACTGCTTCGCTTCGACTAAGGCGCGGTTATCTTCAGCTTGAAGGCCTGCCGCCCAGTTCACGTCACTGCCGCTTGACCCTTGATCAGCAACAACGGTTGCGGTCTGAGCGGTTGTAGGTGCTTCCACCTGCCCATTCTC